GTTCCAGATCCTTACTCTTTGGAGAGATTTGAGGGTTTCTCTTGAGGTTTTCTCTCTCGAGTCATTCAGTCCATGGGTTCCTTGCCACAATCTAAGAGCATCCATGACTTCTTGTCTTCCTGAGCTTGGACTCCTTGCAAGAAAAATAGATACATGTCCAACATAGTCAGACAGATCCAAAATCCATCTAAATGAAATTTTCAGCAGTTCTTTGTACCCATGGTCAAGTCTGGAGAAGTCTATTCAAAGAAACTTGGAGAAGATGTCCAAAACCTAGATCCTCGTCCTAGAAACATTTTCAACCCTTCTGAGAATGCCTGCGGAATCCTGACTTACCTCTAGTCTTTTGTCTTTGAAGACTTGAAATCTTTTGACTTCAATGGTTGAATGGTCTTGCCTTCCTTTGTTCATGGTCTCAACTCAGATCAGCTTAAAGCTCGTATAGAGTATCAGTTGGAAGGCGTAGACCTTTCTCAGTATCGTTCCGTCTCCATGGATGGCTCCTCTTTCGATTCTTCTTAGCACGCTAGGCTTCAATAGGCCGTTGACTGAAATTTCTTCTTGTTGTATTCGGATAGACTCCTTGAAATTTTGATAAAGCTCAACTCAGAATTCGAGTGGAATTGTGATGTTCAGAAGGTTCATCGAATGGTCATTGAACAAGCAACCACTTTTGACATGGACATCCTGATGCCTACCCCTGGTGTCTAGAACTCTTGCAGAAAGCAATTGGCTTAGATTAGGCTAGCTGGCTTGTCATCCACTGAGTATGCTCTTTTCAAGATGATAGGCACAACTTTCTCCGGACACCCTACACTCACTACTTTGGGCAATACTCTTAGGAGCATCTGCTATGCAGAGTATGCAGCTTTCATGGCTAACGTCCCCGTCAAGCTCTTGGCTGCCGGAGATGATGTTGTTGCTTTTCTTCACAAGGATCACGTCGCTATCTTCATCGAATCAATGAAAACGAACGTAAGCACTCATGATAAGACTCTTCCTTCTCACGGCTTAGGTTAGGTCATAAAGAGTTTTTCTGTAGGAGAATGGTGGAACTTCGATTTCTGTTCTAAGGTCTGTGTTCATGCTGGAGATTGATCTAGCTTTGACGGGTTTTACATCTTCAGAGATCCCATGAAGACTATCTGTCAAAAGAACACTTATTCTGGTTCTAACATTGCACTGAAGAACAATCCAGGACTCCATGCTCTAGCTCTGCTTCAATGTGTCTCCTTAGAGCTTCCTTTTCCAGCTTTCATCGATTTGTTCAAACTCAGAGTCTCAATTTTCAAGACCAAAAACTCTCTAGACTTCGATCTTTACCTTTCTGAATCTAAAAGAAGCATCTGGGTTGCTCCAAAAATCAAGTCCGTACATTACGATCAAGTAGAGATGCAACTCATGAGAAAGTGCTCATTATTCCTTTCCACTTATGCAAGCGTGCACGAATCACAGCTCTTAGCTTTAGGTGGAAGTGGTAATAATAATTAGACTCTCATTTCCCAATGAAAAACAAAAACAAGAAACAAAAGAAACCAGCTCCCAACAAGCCTCGTTTCTTCAGAAGATGACAAAAACCAAGACCTTAAACTGCATTAGCTCCAAATGTCAT